TCACCCCTTGGTCAACGGCGGTACCAACTCCAACCGTCCCACTACCGGTGTTGATTTGAACGAGACTTCCTTGGAAGCCGCCGTTATCCAGATCGCCCAGTGGGTGGACGAAAAGGGTCTGTTGATCGCTGCTAAGCCCAAGAAGCTCATCATCCCGACCGCTCTGATGTTCGTTGCTACCCGTCTGTTGGAAACCAGCCTGCGCGTTGGTACCACCGACAACGATATCAACGCCCTGAAGAACAACGGTTCGATCCCTGAAGGCTACACTGTCAACCACTATCTGACGGACACCAACGCATGGTTCCTGACGACGGACGTGCCAGATGGCCTGAAGCACTTCGAGCGTGTGGCTTTGGACACCAAAATGGATGGCGACTTTGATACCGGCAACGTCCGTTACAAGGCTCGCGAGCGTTACAGCTTCGGCTGGAGCGATCCACTGGGTATCTTCGGGTCGCCCGGTTCGACCTAAGCCCTCGGGCTTTTCGAAAGGGCTCCTTCGGGAGCCCTTTTTTACGTGTATACTTCGCCCACTATGAAAACCCCATCCCTCCCGCGACCTAAGATCACTGTGCGTAGCTCAGTCTGGTCAGAGTTCTCGGTTTGGAACCGAGGGGTCGTAGGTTCAAATCCTACCGCACAGACCAATTATCATTGGCGCTGACCCTTTACGGTGTCGGTAGTGTAGTGGCAGCACGGCAGATTGTGAACCTGCCAGCGAGAGTTCGATTCTCCCCCTCACCCCAAATACATCTCGCTCGTCCAACGGCAGGATATCGGTCTCCAAAACCGAGGATGATGGTTCGAGTCCATCGCGGGGTGCCAGAAATATTTGTTGTATTTACACAACAAACCTTGTCATAAACCAAGTCACAAAAACCGTGTAGGATGTCTTTGCAGCAAGGTCGCTGCACCTAATTTTTGGAGAACATCATGTTTTTTACCGTAGCTGTTGACCTGCCTCAAGGCGGTTTTTTTGAGTATTCCACCGAGTCCATCCTGCAGTTTCTGCAAGCCGTAGCCGCGATTGGTGACGGCGAAGTTGTTGAAATTGACGATGACATCGAAATCCCCGAAGACATCGACCACTTGTTCGCTGAAGACGAAGAGTACACCTACGACGAAGACGCAGAGTGCTTTTGCTGGTACGATGAAGAGTACGATGCTTGGTACTGGCTGAACGAAGAGACCGGCGAGTGGTTGCTGGTGGAAGACGACGCTGAAGACGAGGCTGAAGACGAGGCTGAAGACGAAGCTGAAGACGAAGCTGAAGAAGCCTAATTTGGGTACGATCGTACTCAACACGGGGGCTTTTAGCCCCCTTTTTCGTTGTAGTGGTGGATACGGTGGCAGTTGGCGCAGAGGATGATGCACTTGGCCGCTTCTTTGTATGCTAGGGCGTACCGACCGTCTTTAATCAGCATGTTTACCGCGTGTTTTTTTGTGCCCGGTGGGTGATGAAAGTCAATGGCAGCAGGGTGTGAAAAACCACAAACCGAACAGCTCAACCCCGCCTTGAACTCTAACCACAACTCCCTACCCTCACGCCGCGTAATTTTTGAAGACTCCCTCACCTTTTCTTTGTTAGCTTGGTAGTACTCTGCGGAGTACTCTTTGTGCTTGGCTTTCCTGACTGCGGGGTCTTTGTAGGGCATGTCCTTGACTCTACCAAAATTTCGTGTATATTGCGTGCATCTGGGACTTCCAGTGCGCCAAACTGCCCCAGCAGACGACATACCGATTGACGCACTTAGCTTGTATGTAAGGACACATATCATGGGATTCGCAACTCACCTCGGCCCTTGGCTGCTCGGCACCGTTAAAAACACCACCGGAATCACCGCTGGCACCATCCAGAACACCGGCGCTACTACAGTAAACCAGACCGCCACAATGGGTGTGGCTACTACGACTGCTACAACTATTGCAGTGTTGCCCGCTGGCGCACAGATCACCAGCATTTTTGTTGACATCACTACTGCTTTTGCTGGCTCAACTGGCAACACCATCACCATTCAAACGGCTGGCGGTACTGCTTTGGCAACCGTGGGTAGCGCGTCTACCACACCCTTGGCTGTTGGCCGCGCCACGACCACATTGTCTGGAACCAACATCGCTACGTTGCTGAACGTAGGAACAACCGATTTGGTGCTGCAGGTAATCTACGCCTGTGCCGGTACCGCTAGCGGTGGTGCTGCACAAGTGACGATCCAGTACATCGTCAAGGACTCCAGCGGCAACATGTCGCCTCCCGCCAACCAACAGTAATTAGTCTCGGGGGCTTCGGCCCCCTACTTTTAGGAGATTGATTATGAATCAGACCCCAGTCAAACAGGCTCACATAAACGCCAGCGGCTTTCTGGCGCTTGGTCGCAACCGCGTCAAGGCCATTTCGTTTACAGGTTCAGCAACTGCAGGTTTTGTAGCCCTTTTTGATACCACTACTGCCCCAGTAACAACGGCCACCTATGGCCGCTCCGGCACCACGGTGACGATCACGCAGTCCGCGCATGGCTTGGTTACCGGCCAGACCGTCGGTATCGACTTTGCTGCAGGCACCGGTGGTACTGCCACCAATGGAAACTACGTAGTGACTGTGACAAACTCCAGCACGTTCACGGTGACGGATATCAACTCGGGAACAATCACTGCCTCCCCCAGTCTTGTCTACGCAAGCAAATGGCTTTTGAGCTATGACACAGCGGCTGGTGACACCTACAACAACTCTCCATTCATCCCCGACGACGGCGTGATTGCAACGGACGGCATCTATGCTTACCTATCAAACGTAGTTGCTGCGAATATCTACTATGGCTAAGTCACCGGCATGGACTCGCAAGGAAGGCAAAAACCCCAAGGGTGGCTTGAACGCCAAGGGGCGCGCGTCAGCCAAAAAACAAGGGATGAATTTGAAGCCTCCCCAGCCGGAAGGCGGAAGCAGGCGCGACTCCTTCTGCGCGAGAATGACCGGTATGAAGAAGAAACTTACCAGCGCGAAGACAGCCAACGACCCGAACTCGCGTATAAACAAGAGCCTTAGAGCATGGAACTGCTGATATGACTGAACACCACGACACCCTTAAAACTGTCCTTGACTGGGTATCTATCGCTACTGCACTGGGGGCTCTTGTGGAAATATTACCGGCACTGGCCGCAGGACTTAGTGTAGTGTGGACTTCGATGCGCATTGTGGAAATGGTGACCGGCAAACCTTTTTCGGAGCTTATCCGTTGGAGAAAACCCGATGCCGAGTAGCTCAAAAAAGCAGCATGATTTCATGGCGGCGATAGCACATAACCCTGCGTTTGCCAAGAAAGTAGGAATCCCACAGTCCGTGGGAAAAGACTTCAACGAGGCCGACAAAGGCCGTAAATTTTCTAAAGGTGGTGACACTATGGCTTCCAAAATGAACCCCGGCTTTATGGCAATGATGGCTAAGAAAAAGGGCGGGATGAAAATGGCTGAAGGTGGTATGACTGACATGGCCCAAGACAAAGCTATGGTCAAAAAAGCCTTCAAGCAGCACGATGCACAAGAGCACAAGGGCAGCAAGGGTACGACCTTGAAGCTGGCTAAAGGCGGCACGTTCCGTTCTTCGGCTGACGGTATTGCTCAGCGCGGCAAGACTCGCGGCCAGCAGTTTTGCATGGGTGGCATGACCAAGGGCAAAAAGTGATTGCCAGCCGTGGTATGGGGGATATCAACCCCGCCAAAATACCAAACGGCAAACGCATGGCCAAAGGAGGCGGGGTTAACGCTGCAGGAAACTACACGAAGCCCAGCCTCCGCAAACGTATTGTGAGTCAAGTTAAAGCCGCAGCAACGCAGGGTACCGGAGCAGGCCAGTGGAGCGCGAGAAAAGCGCAACTGGTGGCCAAGAAGTACAAAGCAGCGGGCGGCGGATATACGGATTGATGTGAAAGCTCCGCAGAAATCGCTCAAGGACTGGACTGACCAGAAATGGCGCACCAAGTCTGGTAAACCGTCGTCAAAGACGGGCGAGCGCTATCTGCCAGAAGCTGCCATCAAAGCGTTGAGTCCGGCGGAGTATGCAGCCACAACCCGTGCTAAACGTGCGGGCAAGGCGTCA